ATTTTTTTTTCTTATTTTTAATTTTCTTGTTCTTTTTATTCGCCATTTTTCACCATCACCACCTGATGGCGGACATTCGATCCCGCACTCGATTAAACTCGGGGTGATGAGAGAAGCAGCTGTCGAAGGCTTGTTTCTCCTCGGCGGGGTTGCACTCAGTTTTAATGAGCATAGCAAACGCGGCTTTGAAGATGTTCTTCTGGTAGCCGCTACCATCCCTGAGAATCGTTGAACAAAAGTCAAACTCCGCACCAGAGGAAATGAAGTCAGTAACGACAAACCCCCTTTTCAGGTAAAGTTGCGGAGAGTGAGGAACTCTATCCATACAATCATCTCCTCCAGTCTTAATGAACTTTATAATGGTTCCATACAACTCGTACCAAACATCGTTAGCGAGCGAGGCTCGAGCTAAACAGTTATCGGAATAGGTCGTTAGTTTACCAGAAAACATGATACCAGGTTCACTAGTCAGTACAGTCCCGTCAGGGAATACCAACTGAGCTACTAACTGGACCAAATAAAGTCCAAGAAGAGTGAAGAAGTGTGCATAAGGGTCTCGACCAGGTTGGGGGATCAACCGTCTGGTCTCAACATCATAGAGGCCCATGCAATGCGCGTGCATCAAAAACGCGCGAAGCAACTCACGAATCCCGTGAGAGAAATCCCACCCCCTTATGTCGCTGCTATTCAAAACCCCTTGCCTGGAGAACATAGAGTAGATACTCTGTCGTCCCTCGGGTGAGGTAATGTCAAGCTTCGTTGCCGTAGGTAGGTCGTCGTAAGATTGCTCAGTCTGGAGAGCATTGTGCAACACAACGCGTGCAGTTGTAACGTCCCTCACGCTACAACCGAAGATGATTCTAGGATTCTTCCCTTTCTCCCTAGGTTCTCCTTTAGCCGAAATCGTAACCTGATCGCAGTAACCTCTGAAGACAAGGTCCTCAGAAAGGGCCTTAATCTCCGCAGGGTCACCGCGAAGTATTGTTCTCAGCAAAGGGAGACCATTCTCCCAATTATCGCGACCTAACCAATACAAAAGGTTCAATCTTTTATCAACACTATACCGAAGCTCAGTATTGTATTTCAAGAGTCCCCTGTTGGTACTAGTCACGAACTTCAAAGGAGCGCTGGGAGACTTGGTAGGATCAATAAGGCCCATCAAACCGCCCCAAATGGAGTCGGTAAGACGACCTAACTGCGAGCCATCGGGGGTGAAGAACTCATTAAACTTTTCAGTATTAACGTGATACTTCGCCTTCAAAAACCTGCAGAACACCAAATCATTCCAAGGAACAGTAGCCTTCACTTGCTCAGTCGACCGCTTAGCCTCCTTAGCTCTGTTCACGTAGAACTGATACCAGGATACTTCGCTACGACCGTCGCCAACCGCGTGATAATACCCATCGAGCTCAGGGAGTCCGTGTCCTTCTGGAAGTACGCGAGCTTTTGCCGTGGTGTGAGATCGTCGCGCAGTAGTATTCCCCTCGCTATCTCTTCTGAAACGGGCAGCGTTACCGAAGCAACCTTGGGAGGCTGCTCCACCTTCTTCGTAAGTG